TTTCCCGGCCGCGCCAGTTGAGGTTGAGGGCGATTATACCGATATTGGATTTGGCATTGGAGGCGGAAATTTTATTGGAATTTAATAAAATCAAAAAATATTATCTTTACAAAAAATAAATTATGAGTTCAATAATATATAAGGCATCGCCCGTTGGCGAATTGTTAGATGCGGACACCGCCGCCGGTATTATAAAAGGGTACGGATCGTATTTTGGAAATATGGATTCGGATCGCGATGTAATAACCAAAGGCGCGTACACTAAGACCATCAAAGAGAATGGCACAAGGGTAAAGTATTTGTATCAACACGATATGATGCAGCCAATCGGTAAGATGCTCGAATTATATGAGGATGATAAAGGATTGGTATTTGTTGCCGAGATTGCTAAAACGCAATTGGGTAAAGATGTGATCGAGTTGATGAAGTCTGGAGTAATTACCGAAAATAGCGTTGGTATTATGCCGGTACAAAAGCAAAATAAAAGCGATTATCGCGAGATCACAGAGGTAAAACTTTACGAGATCAGCGCGGTAACATTAGCGGCAAACGACCAAGCGATAATCCTTGACGTAAAAGGAAACGTGGATTTGGATAAGTTATCCAAGCGTTATGACAATCTTGCAAAGTTAATTCGCAAGGGTGAAATCTCTGATGAGATGGGTTATGCCATCGAAGCGGAGCTATTAAAATTAAAATCATTATTCGTGGAGTTCACAAAGCCATCGCAAGATACTTTGCCGGATGTTGAAACAAAAAAAGATGATTCGGATATATTTAACTATTTTATTAATTCCATAAAAAAATAAACAAATGGAAGAAAATGTAAAAAATCAACTGGATGCGATCAGCAACGCCATTGATTCAAAAATTGAAAAAAGCAATGGCCAAGTAATGGCTGATGCTACAAAAAACGCAAGCGAAATCATCAAAGGTGAGGTTTCTAGTCTTGTATCAAAATTTAACGAGCGTATGGATGCAATGGAAGTTGCAAACAAAAAGCAATTCAGCCAAACCAAGCCAATGTCTTTTAAAAGTGCATTAGCTGAAGCGTTGGAAGGTGGAGCGATTGAGGCCCTTACCAAAGGTAATAGCCGCAGCGCGTCATTGACTGTTAAAGCTGATATGACTGTTGCCGCAGATTTCACCGGAGAGGTGATCCCGTCTGATCGCGTGAGTGGATACAAATACGATCCAACTCGCCCGGTCCACGTTCGCCAATTAATTGCACAAGGATCAACCGCCTCTGATGTTGTCCGTTTCGTAAAAGAAAGCGGATATTCAAATGGAGCCGCAGCTGCTGCCGAGGGGTCAACTCTTGCTCAGTCTGATTTCGATATGACTGCAAGTGATGCAAACGTGAGAAAGATTGGTACTTATTTCCGTATTAGTGAGGAAATGTTGGCCGATACGCCTCAGTTGACATCTTACTTGTCTGCGCGTGCGCCAGAAAAATTACTTGAGGTTGAGGATACTCAAATCTTATCTGGTAACGGATCTGCGCCAAACTTGAGTGGGATTACTACCGACGCGGCTGCATTTGATGTATCTAGCGGTGGTGCTTTCTACCAATTAATCGACAACGCAAACCAGTTTGATGTTTTAGTTGCTGCCTTAAATCAATTGGCGATTCTAAATTACAACGCGGATTGCATTATGCTTCACCCAACAGATTTCCACAAAATCTTGTTATTGAAGGATACGACTGCTGAGTATATCAAAAAAGATGTATTCCAAGGATTACAACCACAATTTAACGGCGTTAAAGTAGTATTGAATACTGCGATTACCTCTGGGACTTTCTTGGTTGGTAATTTCGGAATGGGTACACAACTTTGGGTTCGTGACAACGTAAATGTCGAATTCTTCAGAGAAGATGGCACAAACGTAAGAGAGGGATTTGTCACTGTTCGGGTTTCTGAGCGTGTAGCACTTACCAACTATTTACCAAATGCTTTTGTTTACGGAACATTCTCAACTGCTATTGCAGCACTTGAGACTCCATAATTCTGATCCATTGTAATTTAAAGAGAGGCCTCCGGGCCTCTTTTTTTTGTGCCTATAAAAAATAATTTAAAAATATTTTTGTTTTTATTTGCGTAATTAAAAAAATTCTTTTATATTTGTATCAAACAAACAAAGAAATCAACTTTTAACTTAGAAATTATGACTTATCAAGATGAAGAATTTAGCAACTGCTGCGGAGCATCAAGATGGATGGACGAGACAGATATCTGCGCAGACTGTAAAGAACACGCTGACTTTGACCCCACAAAAACTTATAATGAGTATTTGGAGGTAAGGGTTGAAACAGAAAGCCGCACAGAGAAAATAGACCGATTCAATAATATAATGGGCGGCGTTGACTTTAGTGAATCATTAAATCAACTAGATGAATTATATAAACTAACGAGATGATAACACAAAAGCAAGATTTAAAAAAGCAAATCGCAAAAGTGGATTCTAATATCGCTTATTGCGAGGCGCAACAAATGCCCAAAAACAATCCGATTTATCGGGATTTACTAAACCGGCGCGATATTTTAGTATCGACATTAAACAATATCAGATAATGGATCCAGAGCAAAGAATACAAGAGGCACTAATTAAAATCAATTTCTTACTGCGTTTTCTGCCGTATATGGCCCCCAATAACCTAGTTGTAAGGGATAAGGTCAAAGAGATAAGAAACACGCTTAAAACGCCTAAAAATGATAAATAAGACCAAAACCGGGTTATACATAATGCATCGCGGTCAGCGAATCGATGTGTTTAATGAAAAAGATTTAAAAAAGTATTTGAATCGATCAATATGGCAGCGCGCCATTGATTGGTTTTTAACCAAAATAGATTTATAAAAATGGAATGGTTTGATTTTATGAACCCGGTAAACGAACCGGATCACGAATGCCCAGAGTGCGGAAGGCCGCAAGATTATGAGGGCCATTGTTCAAGTAATTGTTTTAACGCCTCGATGTTATGAGTTTTAAACAGAAAATAAAAATCGCTTTAGTATCCGGGTTTGCTATAATGGCGGTCCGCCAATATTTATTGTTCGGCGATATATGGGGATCAATATTTTTGTTTTTAATTTTATTATCTTTAGTTTTATCCCCAGATTGATTAGGTTTGATTTAGTTTAGTTTGATTTAGTTTGTTTTGATTTGATAAATCGGTTTGCTTAGGCGGCCGATTTTTTTTGTAACTTGGTCCAATGGATATCAACATCGTTGGATGCACTGCGGAATATCGATTTGCGGTCAAGGCAATGGAAAAAGGATTGAGAATCTCGATGCCTTTGTTGGATTCCTCACCTTATGATTTAATTGTTGAAACGCCAAACGGACTGCGGAAGGTGCAAATTAAATCAACCAAAACAAAAGATTCGCCAAGAGGTATAAAAATCACCTTGAAGCCCGCCGGAGGTTCTTACGACTTAAATGACGTTGATTATTTTGGCATTTGGGTTAATGATTATAATGGATTTTATATTATCGCGAACACCGGCAAACAAACATCATTTCGATTTAATAAAAACGGAAAAAAATATTCAGATAATTTTAATAACTTTGGGATTCTTGTTTAATTCTTTGTTTTCATTGTTTCTAAATGCGCTGCAATTTTATTGTGGCGCATTTTTTTTATCTTTACAAAAAATAAAATTATGGGTTTAGTGTGTTTAGTTGATTTGCAATATAAAGGCAAGTCGTATAAAAAAGGCGATTCCATTAAAGTTGATCCGGCAAAGGTCTTGGCGTTTATCAATAAAGGATGGGCCAATGAGCCATCTGATAAAGTAAACGAAATCAAAGTCGCTGCTAAAGAGGTGAAAACAAAACGCCAAACCAAAGAATTTAAAATTGACTTAGAGACAAAAGACGATGCGACAGATAAAGATTAATACCACATTAGGATCGGAGATAATTACCGCGGCTGAGGTTAAAAATTACGTTCGAATTGATACCACCGCTGATGATGCGTTGATTGCAACAATGATTGCGCAAGCGCGTATCTGGGCCGAAAATTTTATTTCCAGAGATATCGTATCGAAAAACCGCACTTACTATATTGACCGAACAGATACCGGATTGTTTGATTTGCCGTTTTCACCGGTGGCGAGTATTTCTGAGATAACGATTAACAATATTATTACAACCAATTACGAGATTTTAGGTTTGGATAATGAGACAATCGAAATGGACCAAGGGTCAGCAGATCGCGTTAAAATAACTTATATCACAACTGGTTTAAATGATTCTTTATTAAAGCAAGCGTTGTTGCAATTGGTTTCGACTTACTACGACAACCGCGCGGATTTTATCGCGAGCCAATCGGTGAGTGAGATACCATCGAATGTGAAAGTTGTTTTATCATCTTACAAAACGATGTTTCTTTAATGGATGCCGGAAAGTTAAATACAAGGATTGAAGTAAACCGATACACAAAGGTTTCGGATGATTTTGGCGGGTACAATAGTACAACCGCTATATTCAAGAGCATTTGGTGCTATTTAAAGCAAGTCGGAGGCGATGTAAGCGCAGAAAAAGGGATGAGCCAAAGAAGGATCACCGCCGAGATTATAGCGCGCAAAAACGCCGTTGATGATGTGATCATTGGCGATACGTTCAATCTTGAGGGTCAAGCGGACCAATATAAAATAAACGATATTTATCAGAGCGATTTGGATTTTTACGTTACCATAAAAGCGACAAAAGTATTATAATGGCTCAAGGCGTTTCAATAAAGATCAACCAAAGGGATTTGGCGCAACTCAACAAAAAGTTGGCGTATCTTAAAGGATATGATCGGAAGCAATTGAGCGCGGAATTAGCATATACTGCGGCCCATATTGCGCTACGAGCCATAAAGAATGTTAAAAATGTTGCCAATGACACTGGAAATTTGAGTCAAAAAATAGCATACGAGGCAAGTGGGAAAACAATATCGGTTTTTGTAAATGCCAATTATGCGCCTTATGTGGAATTCGGAACCGGGGATAAGGTTGACTTGACAGATATGCGCGAATTGGGCATACCGGCTTCTTACGCAAATCAATTTAAAGGGGAGGGGTTTGTCGGTAAAAAACCCGTTAAAATCAAAAAAAAATGGGTAATGGTTCAATTCCCAATTCATTTAAGGCCACGCCCGTTCTTTTTTAGTGCCGTTCGCGTTGAGTATAAAAAATTATTTGATCGCATAAGTAAGAAAATCGAAAAAAGACTAAAATAATGTTAGAGTCCATTCAATACATACGCAAAGCAATATTGCAGAGATTAACCGGTCAAGTTTTAGTTGATAGTGTTGCGGCTCCGGTTTATGGCCGAGTGCCAAACGATGCCACATTTCCACATATCCGCGTTTATAGCGTCTCAAATAACGAGATTGACCAAAACCAACAATCGTATAATATGGAGGTTTTAACGCGCGTTGAATGCGTTACAAGGTTTGCGAGTGATGATGGCGGCGAAAAGGATGTGAATTTTATGGCCTCCAAATGTTTGGAATTATTACGCACACGATCGGTGGATTATTTTGATTTATCTGCCGATGGTTTTAACGTATATACAAGCGTTAACGAGGGCGTTACATATATGCAAGATGATTTATCAGACCGCACTTATTTTCGGGCGATCATTGAATTGTCAAACCGAGTGGAACAAATGTAGTTGTTTGGCGAATTACAATTTTAATTTTTTAAAAAATGACAACAATTACAGATTTGAAAATTTACGCAATCAACATAATCACATTGGCAGTTAATTTCGCCAATGTTGATCTGGTCCTAAAAATACTTTTAACTATTGTCGCAATAGGATACACCGGCAATAAGTGGTATTATATGATCCAAGAGAGAAAAAAAAATAAACGCGACTGATGGTAAGCAAAAACATTTCTTATAAGGAGGCAACGTATTCAGATACTGCTAAAAGGTTAGGAATTAGCAACACGCCAGATGCCGAGCAGTTTAGTAATATGATGCACGTCGCTGAGGGTATTTTTCAGCCCGTTAGAGAGCATTTCGGCGTTCCCGTGTACATATCATCGTTTTTTAGATCGGAGGCGTTAAATAAGGCCGTAAGAGGGTCAGCATCATCAAGCCATAAAAAAGGCGAGGCGATGGATTTGGATGCGGATGTTTTTGGGGTGATCAACAACGCCGATATTTTCCATTATATAAAAGATAATTTGGAGTTTGACCAGTTGATTTGGGAGTTTGGAGA